CCTGAGGGAACCCTTAAGGAATTAATGACTAAGGAGCAGGTTCGCGCAGATGACTTACCCGAGGGTATGGCAACTGAGGGTTCTAATGATAAGAGTATTGATTTGTTTACGCAGGTTAAATGGAACGGCAAGTCTTGGGACGTGTTTCAAGAGGCCTTAGACCAAGAAGTTACAGGTACCCGTGGTACCTACACAACTAAGAATATGCCTTATATGCCTCTACGTTGGACGTCTATACATAATGAAGATTATGGTCGTGGCCTTGTAGAGCAGTACTTAGGTGACTTACGTAGTCTTGAAGCATTATCAATGAGTATTGTTGAGGCCTCTGCGGCTGCAGCTAAGGTACTATTCTTTGTAGACCCAGTAGGGACAACTACAATTAGTACAGTAGCTAAAGCATCTAGCGGCGCTATTGTTAAAGGACGTGCTAGTGATGTATCTACATTACAGATGGATAAGTCTCACGACTTGAATATTGCATACCAAACAATGAATGATATTCAGAGACGACTAGCATCAGCATTCTTACTGAATGAAAGTGCTAGGCGTGATGCTGAAAGAGTTACTGCAGAAGAAGTCAGATTGATGGCTGGTGAACTAGAGGATGCCTTAGGTGGTATCTATTCAATTCTCACACAGGAACTACAACTACCATTAATTAAGTTAATGATGGTTACCAGTAAGGTTAAGTTCCCTGAGGGTCTTGTGGAACCTGTTATTGTTACAGGAGTAGAAGCACTAGGTCGTGGTCACGATTATAATAAACTTGTACAGTTCTCACAAACATTACAGCAATTATTAGGTCCTGAGATATTCTCTCAGTATACTAATGTAGATGCAGTAATTGAGCAGATTGGTACGTCATTAGGTATTGAAACTCAGGGTTTAATTAAGACTCAGGAGCAAATCCAGATGGAACAACAACAGGCTATGATGCAGCAACTATCTCAGCAAGGTATGGGAGCTACAGCAGAATCTGGTGGTAAAGCCGCTGGTGAACAAATGGGTGGTAGTATGGCCCAACAAATGATGCAACAAATGGGAGCGCAACAAGGTGCTAATTAGACAGTATACAGAGGTAATGACTAAAACACCTCAAGAGAGAATGTTAGAGGCACAAAGAGCTTCTACATTTATTAAGGATAAGACGCTGGAGGGCGAACAATGTCAGAAGAAAACAAAAGTCAAGAAGAAAACCAAGGCCAAGAAGTAATATTAACTGAGGCTGAACAACAAGCACAACACGATCAAGCAATGATTGATAAGGTAGACTCTAAAGCTGAGGCTACTAGTACAGCTTTGCAGACTGATGAAGAGGTTATGCTTGCTGGAAAATACAAAACTGTAGAAGAGCTTGAGAAAGCTTATGAGCATCTACAGAGTAAAATGGGTAAGCCTGAGGAATCTTCTCAGGAAGACCCTACAGAAGTAGCTGAGGCTCCTGCGGATGTTGAAGAAGCTAAGCAGATTGCCTCAGATAGCGGTATTGATTATACTGCCCTAGAACAGGAATATCAAGAGAATGGCGGATTAACCGAGGATACCTATAAAGCATTAGAGGATGCTGGTATACCTGAACATATGGTTGACGCTTATATTTCTGGACAGGAAGCGTTAGCTCAGACAACTATTAATGGGATGTATAATCTCGTTGGTGGTGAAAGTGAGTATGGGGAAATGATTCAATGGGCTCAAGATACTTTGAGCGAATCAGAAATTAGTGCCTTTAATAATGCACTTACTAGTCCCTCCTCTACTGAGTTTGCGATACAAGGGTTACACGCCCGTTTTGCTGCAGAGAAAGGTCCTAATTTAATTAAAGGAAGCTCTTCTGTAGGATCAACAGGCGGTTTTGCCAGTAAAGCTGAGATGATGTCTCAGATGGCTAACCCACAATATGCACGAGACCCAGCATTTAGGGCCGAAGTGCAAAGGCGCGTTGCTCTTAGTTCATACTAAGGGAAACATCGGTGATGCTGATGCCTTACATCTCTCTTAAGCTTTAAGGTGTCCCCCTCTATACCTTATGTCAGCCTTGGCATCACCATATTACCTCCTCAGATTCGTCAGGGGTACCTATTCAAGTACGGTTATATTGTTGCCCTAATGTTTATACTGAGGTATAAGCAAAAGGATACCCTCAGTCTATGAGTACTAGCAAAGGCAGTAAGGCCTAAACATTACATAATAACAATAATATAATTTAAAGGAAATAACAATGGCTTATTCAAATGTTTCACAAGGTATCGGTACTACTCGTACGGCAGGTGCCTCAGATCGTGATTTAGCGATCAAAGTATTTTCAGGCGAAGTATTAACTGCGTTTGAGACAGCAAATATCTTTTTAGGTAAAGTACAGAACCGTACTATTGCCTCAGGAAAGAGTGCTTCATTCGCAGTAATCGGTAAGTACGATTCTGCAGTTGATACTCACGTACCTGGTACTGATATTACTCCTAACCTTATCAATGCTGGTGAGCGTGTAATTGAGATTGATGATCTTAAATACGCTTCAGTATTC